GTGTCGTGAAAGCGGCACCAGTCCATGGACCTTCGGTCCAACGGTTCCGTAGTCTTCTGGCTACGGTAGACGGAGTGCTCATGCAAGTGAGCCTCGCTTTTCCAGGATCTCTGGAATTTCAGAACTGGTCGAGAATCGACCAGATACAGCGATCTTTGATCGCCCAACTCCTTGATGATTATTTCAAGGACCTTAATCCTAACAGGATTCTGACCTATGAGAGGGTCAAACGCTTCCGGAAGGAAGTGAAAATGCATGGGTTTAATCCCATATCTGATATGACCGCGGTAGTCGTACCGCGGGAACTATCTGCAATGAGAGTAGCACTCTCATTAATCAGGGGTGAGACCCCTCTAACCTATTTACAGGTTATGATACTCTCGCAAACGAGAGCAAGCGGCGTACCACCGGGAGCGGTGTACGACAAAACAATCGCCCAGACAAAGGCGATACTTCAGACTCCATCTAGCATGGAGCTCTTTGACATAGTCAAAGGACCGCTGGCGCGGTCAGTAGATCATCTTTACTATGATCTACTCATCCGGATCGGAGGATCCGGTGAAAGAGAGAAGTTCTTCTCTCAAGTTGCGAATAGTGCGAAAGTGTCACTATCCGATTCTGGTGAATTCTTCACCACCACCAATGATGGTGGGAAGCTGGAAGCTTCAAGGCGAGTGTTACTCGCAAATCCGGAAATTCCGGAAATTGACCTGCACACAGGTCTTCCAACTGGTGTAATACTCACCAGAGATTCCCCAACGGGGGAAAGATTGTTCCACTGGGCATGTGGGACATTTACTGATCGTACCAAAGTGTACGAGAAAAACTGCATGTCATGCAGGATAAGCCTAGTTGCTGAACTAGGTAAATATCGGACCATAACGGTCTCGACTCTACAGCACGCAGTGCTGTTACACCCATTTTCTCACATGGGTCTAAAGATACTAGAGGCATTTCCCTCTAGTGAGAGCGGCATAGGAGCCGCCAACCACGCTTGGAATTTCTTCAAGCGTCTCTCGCACAAGAATCCCAGTGCGAGCTTTATCTTCAACAAAGATATAGAAACGTCTGTAATGAGTACAGACTGGGAACAGGCCACAAATCATTGTGACCCTTTCATCGCTGGTGCGATGTTGAACAGGTTTATGCACCTGTTAGGGATACCCCAGTGGTATCGAGAGACAGTGCATTTCGCACTGTGTGCTCCACGACAGGTGGAGACCTTAGATCGGAACGGAGCTCCGATCGAGAAGTTTTATACTTCAAGAGGGGTCCTTATGGGGGATCCCGTTACCAAGGTGGTTCTCCACCTTCATCACCTCGTTGGGAGGCGAATAGCAGGATTACTCCTGCAAGACATCTTCACAGATGGAATCCTCGATGACGAGGAAGATTCGGATGGATAATCCATCCATATTGGCCTAGGATTTACACCTTGGCTCAGTATTAGCTTAATCATAGCTATGACGGACCATAAGGGTTCTAGTTGACTTAGTTGACCCAATGTCCTTCACTATGAAGGGCCACAACCACCGTGAGGTGACAGCGACTCGCTTTACGTCTGTAATGAGTACAGACTGGGAACAGGCCACAAATCATTGTGACCCTT